GAAGTTCCAGTTTCATCCCCAGACCCATTTTGATCACCTGTATTATCTGTAGATTGTCCAGAAGGTCTATCTGGATTTGGGGGTTGAACATTATCTTGATTTTGTGCCCAAGGTTGAAGTTTTCCTTTAACTGTCTTTGCAGCAGCTCTTACATCATTTGCTATTACTAATTCTTGTCCTATTTTTAGTTCACTGTCCTCAACTACTGAATTTCCATAATCCGTCCATACTCCATTTCTAAATAAAACTTGCCCAAATGGTCCTTGCTCTAGTAATTCAACATTTCCATTTGTAGGATCATATCTTAAATCTAATATTCTGTTTCCTTCATAGGTCCCATACGTAAATTGATAATTAGATTTTAAAATTCTAGAAGCCATTTATCTACCCCACACTAGTTCTGAAGGAATTGGTACTTCCACTCCACCCAAATCCCTTACAAATTCCTCGACTGGTAATAGACATATGGTATCCCATTCTTTTGTGGCAAAATCTAAAAAAGGACTACGTACCTCTGATAATAAGTATTTATGTGCTCCTTTAGTAAACCTTGGAATCTTATTTTCTGCTAATGATAATGCGATTCCAATTCTTTCTTCTGGAGAATAATAATGTAGATTGACCGCAAAGAAATAATTGGGTTGGAAATCTAGAATGTATGCTAAAGGGTACTTATCATAGAAAGGTAATTGTGCTCTCCATTTTGCCTTGTATTCCCATAACATTAAACTAAACAACCTAGGAAATCCCCTGACAACATTATTGTCACGACTTCCCATATAATCAACATCATCAGATCTTTCTTCAGTAATTAATAACTTTGGGTCATCTTCATACTTAAAGGATCTTGAATATAATATTTGAGAACGATACCATTCTTTTGATTTCTCTTGACCACCTGCTTTTTCTTTTAGTTCTTCAAAGATGGTTTTATATGCCAAGGTTATCCTCCGTTAATACTTGGAAAGTCCATCTTCTATCAGCACAAAATTCTTCTGCTGCTTTCCACTTTGCCTGATTTTTTGCGTACTCTTTGACTTCGTAAATCTGTTTTTGTGAGATTTTTTTACCAACCTTTGGTTGCTTTAATTGCTTTTTAGGTTTGACTTCGATTAAACTCTCTTTAATTTCACCTTCAGTTGTTTTATATTTGATGTAGAAGTCTGGATAATATCTATGAATTCGATTATCAAGAGGTGAGATATAAGGTATTGAAATTTCTTCACTTGACCACTTCATAATATTTTCATTATGGTCACACCAATACATAAACTTTCTTTCCCATAATGATCTATAAATGATGTTATTATAGTTACCAATATACTTTTCAGGAAAGGAAGGTTTGTATATTCCCTTATAGCTCATACATATAATATAGACACTCAAAGTATTTAGATGTTCATAACTAGTAACGATACCTTCGTAAATGATGGTTTGTGGAAGACGGCTAATGCCACAGAATATCTGATACGAAATGAAGGTTTACTAAATCTTTCATTAACCTCAGTTTTTGCTGTCGATATTAAAGCAGGACAAATAGCAGAAAGATTGGGACTCACTAATTACCAAGCACAAATAATATCTGTATTAGCTTATGAAGCTGTTCTACCTGGAAGTTCTTATGAACTCGGTCAAGTATTTGGAGATAGGCAAGGTGTGACTGAGCAGTATCCCACTAGAAGAGTTTATCCACCAGTGGACGTAAGTTTTTATATTAAAAATGATTATGGTGTTTTATCTTTTTTTGATGAATGGATGAATTTAATATCACCACGTTACGGTACTGAAGGTGGTAAGTTTTCAAAATTTCCAGTTTTTAAATTTAATTATCCAGATACTTATGAGTGTGATATTAATATCGTAAAGTTTGAAAGAAATCTTAGACCAGAAGGAGAAAGACTTTCAGCAAAGGGGACAGGTGGAAATATTAATGACCCAAAGACTTATACATATTCTCTTATTAATGCCTTCCCATCGAACATAATATCTGCCCCATTATCTTATAGTCAGTCTGATATTTTAAGAACAACTGTCACATTTAATTATGATAGGTTTGTTGTTCAGCAGAATGAAGGAAAATATTTTAATACTAATGCCGAATCTCAATTTCCTCCTATACCCGATTTACCACCATCTGACTCAAACATAGTCCGATAAATAACTAAAACTGAATTGTATTTTTTAAAATGCCATTACCCAAAATTGCAACTCCAACATATGAGTTGACTTTACCATCTACCAAGAAGCAAATTAAGTATCGTCCATTTCTAGTTAAGGAAGAGAAAATTCTGATCCTTGCTATGGAGAGTGAAAATTTTGATGAGATTGTAAACGCAGTTAAAAATACTCTAAAGGACTGTATTATTACCAGAGGAGTAAAGGTTGACACTCTTCCAAGTTTTGATCTAGAATACTTATTTCTTAACATCAGGGCAAAGTCAGTCGGAGAAAGTGTAGAACTTTTAGTGACTTGTCCTGATGATAATGAGACTCAAGTTGATGTGACTGTAAATATTGACGAGATTCAAGTTGTGGTTCCTGAGAATCACAAGTCTGAAATCAAGGTTGATGATAATATCTCAATCAAAATGAAGTATCCATCTCTTCAGGAATTCATCGAGAATAATTTTGATTTCAGAAATCAAAATGATAGTGAGGAGACTATTAATAAGTCATTTGAGATTGTTGCTTCTTGTATTGATATGGTTTACACAAAAGATGAATCTTGGACATCTTCAGAAGTAACCAAGAAGGAGATGGTGGATTGGTTGGAGACTATGGATTCTAATCAATTTAAAAATATTGAGGAATTTTTTGACACGATGCCAAAACTTTCTCACACTATCAAAGTTGTAAATCCAAAAACCAAGAAAGAAAGTGAAGTTGTTCTAGAAGGGTTATCAAGTTTTTTCGGATAATGATGAGTCATGAAGACTTAGAGTATTATTACCGAACGAACTTTGCCTTGATGCAGTATCATAAATACTCTTTGACTGAGATTGAAAATATGATCCCTTGGGAAAGAGAGATTTATCTAAGTCTGCTTGAAAACTATATTAAGGAAGAAGAAGAAAAAGCATCAAGAAAGCAAAGTCTCTAACCGATGGATACGAAAGACCTAATTAAAATTAAAAAGGAGAGACTGAGGGAGGAACTAGAGAAGTTAGTTCCTCCTGGATTTTTTTTACAACCACCTCCAAAAAATAGAGGTGAGATTTATGATAATCTAGATGAATTTTTAAATATAGATCAAGATCTCTCGATGAGAGTTGGCTATCTTGTAGCATCTAATAAAGGTTATAATACAGCAATTGAACATTTAAGATTTTTCGGATTTCATATAGATCAATATCAATCTGTAAAAAATACTGGTTCATTTTTTAATGCTCCCCAATTAAATAAAGATCTTGAAGAAGCTGCTAACTACATCATTAGGTTTTATGAGTTGGCAAAGATTACTGTCAAAAGAATTGATGAAGAAGTTGATAATCAATTAAAAGTAATTCAGAATCAGAGAGATAAACAAAAAGCAGAGCAACAAAAACAAAAGGCAACTAAGTTTGTTTCTGGTGCTACAAGTTTTAGACCAGGAAGTACAATTAATGTAAGAGTCTCTAGGGGTCCTGGTATTATTCCAAAGAGGACTGCACCACAACAAGTTCTAGAAACTATATCTAAGAAAACTGCTGATATAGATGTAGATGATTCAAAAATCAGTAGCTCTAAAAAATTAGTTACGGATTTAGGAAGAGTAACTCTTCAGATTGAGCAGACGAATAATAATCTGAATCGAGTTGTAGAAATTATTGCCGAAGATATTAAGAACACTAAAGATCAAAATAGAAGAGAAGTTGACGAATATAGAAGAAGAGTTGCAAACAGAGGAAGAACTTTAGGTAGAAGAGAACTTGGTAGTAGTAAAGTTGATGTTGCCGGTGTCGTAAAGAAATATGTCGGCAGTTTCTTTAGTGGAACTGGGGGATCAATTCGTGCTCTTGCATCTTTTAATTTGCTACAAAAATTATTAGAGGGTGATTTTGTTGGTGCATTAGGACCATTACTTGGAATAGGATTAACTTATCTCCCCCAAGTAGGTGCTCTTGTTGCAGGATTAATCGGAAAGAAAATTCTAAAAGGAGTCTTTAGTGGTAAAGGAGGAAGAACACCAACTGCTCCTTCTAGGACAAGAATAACTGGAGATGTTCCAAAGATTCCTAAACTTGGAAAGTTTGGTAAGATTGGTCTAGGTCTTGGTGCATTATCTTTAGGTAGTGCTTTACTAGGTAGAGGTGGATCTGAAGAACAAACAAACACTCAACAGAGATTGGAAGATCTTACTCAGCAACAGAAGCAATCTTTAGAACCAGAAAAACTTTCCCCAATACCTCAAAGTGAGTTGAAGAGATTTGAAAATTTAAATAGAAAATTTGAAGAAGCAATTGATTTCTTACTCAAGAAGCAAAAAGAACAAGAAACTCAAAAAAGAGATAGACCTGGAGGTGGAGGAGGTTCTGGTGGGGCAGGTAATCCACAATCCTTAAGTTTAATTTCTGGAGATATTCCTAACGAAATGAAATCCTTCATGGATCTCATAGCAACCCCAGAATCTGGAGGAAATTATGAGGCTATGTATCCAGGAACTACTTTACCTGGAGCAACTGATATGACAATTGCAGAAGTTGCTAGGAGAGCAACTGGACCAGTTGGAAAATATCAACAAAAACCACAGTTCTTAGAGGAAAGAGCAAGAGCAGTTGGATTAGATCCAAATAAAGATAAATTTAGTCCAGAAAATCAGGATAAAATTACAAGAGGACATATTACAAATCTTTTAGGTGGAGATGAGTCGAAGGTAGTTGAAAATCTTAGAAGAGATCCATCATCAATTAAGAAGAGACTTGAAGAAACTCAATTTACTGGACTTCAAAAATACGGATCAGATTTTAATAAGTTGTTTGAGAAGAGAATGAAACAATATGAATCAGCACCTATACCTAGACCATTACCTGCCCCTCAAGTACAACGACAACCAGAGAAACAATTAAAACCAGATAATAAAGAAAAAGAATTATCTTTGCTTCCATTAGGATTACCTCCAGCAACTCCAAGCATTCCTGCCTCATCTGCAATTGCTACAAATCCTACAACTTCAGTTTCTACTGGTGGTGGTGTGACTGAACTTTTAGCTATGAATTGCAAACTATCTTCTGGGTGTGTAGGATAATATGGAACAGCAGACTAAAGTAGATATAAAACCGAAAATTACAAGAGCATCTTTTAGACTTTCTGCTTTAGAAAATCTAAAAGAAGCAACGGAGGATACTAGAAAAAGTTCTGAAAAATTAAAAAGATTATTTGAAAGAAATACTTATCAAAAGAAAACTCAATTAACGGTCCTCAAAAGATATAAAAGAAGACTTGATGCTATAGAAAGAGAAGAGGAAGCAAGAAGAAAAAGATCATCAAGAAAAAAATTAAAACTTCCAGAACTTAAGAAATTTGCTGGTTCATTTTTTGCTCCTGGAGCATCAAATGATCCTATGAAAGCACTTGCTACTTTATCATTATTCAAAACAGCAACAAATATATCGGAGGGTAAATGGTTTGATGCATTTTTATCTGGACTAACAACTGCGGGATTAGTAGCAGGACCTGCTTTATTGGGATTGGGATTAAACTCCATGTTTGGAGATAAAGGAGTCAAACCTAGAGGAAGAAGAGGACCAAAAGTTTCTGGAGATACTGGTGGGTTTAAATTTAGAACTCCATTTAAGAGAGGAGCAAAAGTAACTGGAGATACTGGTGGATTAAATCTTCGCAATCCATTTAGAAGAAAACCAAAAATAACTGGTGATGTTGGAAGATTTTCTAAGATAGGAAAAGCATTTGGTAGATTTGGAAAATCTGCAATCCCGATTGCTGGTGCTGCTTTAGGTGCTGCTGATGCTGCAATTAGAGCAAACGAAGGAGATGTGACTGGTGCATCAATTGCAGGAGCATCAGCATCTTTAGATGCTATTTCTGCTGGATTAACAGCAACTGGTATTGGTGTTCTTCCTGCAGCTGCTTTATCTGCTGTATCTTTTGGATTGGATCTTGTTAACTTAGTTAGAGATTTAAGTGGTGCTAGTGAAGCAGAATCTAAGAGAAATAAAAAAACTAAGAGGGATAAAACTCCAAAAGAAACTAATACTCAACAAAGGTTAAAAGAAGAAACTCAAAAACAAAAAGATCTTGCACGTCAAAAACCTACAGAGACTGGTACTTTAACTTTTGCTTCAACATTAAATGGTTACGAAAAAGTTATTACTAAATTTGAAAAATTTGTAAAGGACTTTAAAGGATTTGGTAAACCAGAAACCTTAGAAGAAACTAGAAGAAATGCAGAAAATGTCGAAAGACTAGTTGGTAATCAAGAAAGTATTGAAGAACCTGGATATGAATTTACTCAGTTCACAGCACAATATTTAACAGGAGATCCAAATAGTCCTGCATATGATTACTCTCACGGAACTTCATCTAACTATCATGATCATATAGCATTTCATGATAGGGAAATGGCTATTAGAGCTTATCAATATTTGGAATCTAAAGGTTTAGATGTAACAGAATTTCAGGGATTTGATCCAGTGGGAGGACACTCAAGAGGGTCATATCATTATAGAGGATTAGCATTTGATGTTCCAGGTTATCAGTGGGGAGCAAGTGGTCCTATAGATGATAGACACTTTAATGGATCTAGATTAGTTAGAAAATACTTGAATGAATTTTTTGAGATGGAAAGAACTGGTAATCCCAATTTGAAACCAAAGAATAAACAACTAAAACCAACTCCAAAACCAACTCCAACTCCAGACAAAAAAACATCCCCAACTCCTACTCCAACTCCCACACCTAATCCAGATGCTAGACCGAAAAAAGAAAGAGCTAGTATTAATGGATTTGTCTACGAGATGAAAAACGGAAAGTATTATGAGAATGGAAATGAGATTCAGAAACAACTATATGATGCAGTTAAGAAGAATCATAGATCAAAATTTAAAGTAATATCAACTAAAATAGGAGATGATAAATCTGGTGTAGTAATTGCATTCAATCCACAAACAGTGGCACCGATGCAACCTCAACAAGATGTTGCACAAGGTTCTTCAACTATTATATTAAATAGTAATAAATCAAAAATTGAAGAAGTATTTACATATAATCAATTCCTAAACGCATAATGGCATCATACTTAAACTACAAAATAAAAGAATTTAAGATTGAGTCCTTGGATGGAACTCAAATTATTGATATGACTTCTTCTGTTGCATCAGTAAAATATAATGAAGATCTTTGGTCTCCATCTACATCAATTTCATTAGTGCTTGTCAATACTCAAGGATGGTTAACTAAACTTCCAATCATGGGAGGGGAAAGGGTTTATTTAATTATAGAACAAGAAGCTACTGGAGAAAGATTAGAGTTTACTGATACCAAAAATACTCATTATATTTACAAAATATTTGCTTCAACTACTGAAGATACTAGAGAAGTATTCTCTATTGAAATTGCCCCAATTGAATTATTCACTAATGAAACAACAAGGGTTTTCAAACGTTATCCAGAAAGTGAAGGTAAAGTAGAACCAATTAGTTCTTCTGTGGAGAAGATTCTTAAGAATGTATTAAAAACTAGTAAATCATTAACAATAGAACAAACTTCAAATAGTTATTCTTTTTATGGCAACTCCAAAAAGCCATTTACTGTTTTGAGTTGGTTAATGAAAAAGTCAATACCATATCTCAAAAACTCAAGTAAAAGTTCAAAGCAAGCAGGAAGTGCAGGATTCTTGTTTTATGAAAATAAGAGGGGATATCATTTTAGAAGTTTAGATTCTCTCCTTTCTGGATTGAATCCAAAAACTCCAAATAATATCACTTATGAAACTTATATTGTTTCAAGAGCAAAAGAGTATGCAACTGCATCTTTAAATTATAGAGTAATTGATACTCCTTCATTTGAGAAAAATGTTGATGTGTTTAAGAATATGTTGATCGGAATGTATTCTAGTTTAAATTACTTTTTTGATATTAATACTAGAACTCCAAGTGTAATCACTTATAAATTGAGTGATAGTTATTCAATCATGAATCATACTTCTGGATCCAATCAAGCACCAAAGTTATTAAATGATTTGGAGAACAGACCATCAAGAATGATGGCAAAAATTGTTGATAATTATACTATGGAAGGTGTTAAACCATCTGGAAATGTTAGAGATTATAGAGAATATTATCAATCTCAATCTATTGCTAGATATAACTTAGCATTTAGTCAGATATTAAATATTACAGTACCATTAAATATGAGACTGACTGTTGGTGATGTAATATATTTGAATATAGGTGTAATAGAATCTAAAGATGTAAAGGATAAAGATAGATTAAAATCTGGTCTT